GTCATAATTGACCTCACGCAAAACAAAACTTAAACACAAAGGATACAACATGAGTTACAACAACCAACCCCAGAATGACGGCTACGTCATAGAATTACCTTTCAAGTGTCACGTAGGCGATAAGCCAGAGACAGTAGCAAATAGATTTACAGGTGAAAAGGTAGAACTTCAACCTGATGCAGTCGCAGTGTACGACACAATTATTGGCGCAGAGCGTTTTGGTATGTGGGATACAGTCAGATCAGGCCAAGATTGGTTTAGAATGCACTACCCAATAGAATATATGATATTACTAGATTAAGTCAGGGCTATGAAGAAAAGAAAACCTAAACCACGCAACCCCATAGCCAGAGCCTTGTTAGAACAACGGCAACAACCACAGGTTATACCGCCAAAGAAAGGCAGTAAAGCCAAATATAACAGAAGGAAAGAAAACCATGACGCATTACGTAATCAAGAATTTTCAAAAGACAGTGAAAGTTAAGCGCAACAATGAGCGCAAGTATAGCGACAACTGGCAGAGACAACGCAAGTTAGAACGTAAAGCCAAGCAACTCATGCAAAGAAAGGTAGCATAAAATGTATTTAGCAGTGATCTTGTATTGTGCCACATTTACTGATACAAGTACTTGTGATGTTATGATACGCAGAAACCATTTATTTGAAACAGAAGCAATTTGTGAAGCAGAGGTTAAGCAGGTAGCTAAAGGTTTATTGGCTACTGGTCACTACGTCAAAGCCAAGTGTTTTGCATTTAACCCATATGGAGAAGAAGCATGAATAGATTTATAGTAGATTACGATGTTATCAATATAGCTCAGTCATTGTGTGATCAGCACATTGTCAAGATGCCACTAGAAGAAGCACAGATGCTATGCACTGCACTGTGGCATCATGCACCAGACTATGCAGAAGAACACAACCTGTACAAACCTGTACACCAGAAGCACCCTTGCACACTCTGGGCTATGGAAACTGGTGCTAACTACCGATACGCTTGGCGTCTGTATGATGCCATGCTTGACGAGTACACGAACAGGTACGGCAGAAAACATGGTTGTGCAAAGCACTATGATGCACTGTGTGCAGGTTGGGTATACATACCTGTAGGTGGCAGAACGCCACACCCTCAATGCTTTTCAGGGCATGATGATCTCAAGACAGATGAGAACTGGCCTATCAGAGCCTATCGTGCCTTCTATCAGCGTGACAAGATGGACTTTGCACGTTGGAACAAGAACAGAGCCATGCCTGCATGGTTACAAACAACACAGGAGTTAGTAGCATGAGCAATTTTTGCGATTGCGATGAGGTGCAAGAAGAACACGAACACTGTATTGGTTGTGATTGTGTACTAAATTGGAATGAAGGAGAAAACTATTGCCGTTGGTGTGAAGAGCGCATGGCAAAAGAAGAAAAGGAGTTAGTAGCATGAGTAGAAGAACCATTGAGACTACGCAATACTACAGAAATAAAAAACATAAACGCAGGGAGTTAATAAAAAGATACAAAAGAAGGAGAGGTTGCGATAGATGTGGTTGGTGTGTTACCGCATGGGGTCTACACTTTGATCACATAAAAGAAGATACAAAAAAACTAGGCATAGCTCAAATGATGTTGTATGCTATGCCTACAATAAAAAAAGAAATAGCCAAGTGTAGGTTATTGTGTGCTAACTGTCACGCTATTAGAACAGAGCAACAACACAAATTAACTGGTGCTTTTGGAGAGAAAGAAAAAAGAAAGGAGTTAGTAACATGAATGATCAAGACATAATATGGGAATACCCAGAAGATGAATGGATAAGCATGGGCGAACACTGTGATATGCAGATGTGGACAGACGATAATGACGGCAAGATGTGGATCACTGTGTACCCTGTGCGTAATGGCAGGACACAGACTCTCAAGCCACTAGCTACGTATCGTGTACTGGAAGATCCATTTACGTGGGCTGAACATGATGGTATGGCAGAAGAATTTTTAGAACTTAGTTGACACCCCATAAAAGATGTGATACAACTATATAAGCAAGGCACAGTTGCCAAGCGTTAACCAACAATGAAGGATATGATATGAGACTATACACAGACAGTGAAGGTAATTGGAGAGGTACTCAGGCTGAAGCACGAAGAGATCTAAACCTGTGGCAAACACAGGAAGTTCCTACAAGCAAGGCTGAGTTACTTGAGTTCCTTAATGCACATAAAGTCGGTGCGACAAATGACATAAAGCCAGTTAAGTATGTAACTGCAACAAGTTCACATGAGTTTGTACATGATGATGAGGGTGAGGTAGTCGCTATCAAGCCTAGAGTTTCAGCGATAGATGAGAGCAATTTAAAACTTGCCTACGAACAGGCAGGACTAGCAAGAGAAAGTCTCAAGAGAGTCTTTCATAAATTAGAGGAGTTAAAGAAATGAAAATTATAATTAGTATGCCAACCCCAGAGTTACAGAAAGCGGCTGAAGAAAAGGTAGAAGACTGGACTAAGCAGTGGGGTGTGTTTGAAAAACAACAACAGAAACTAGATGATGAGGAGAATACATAATGCCATTTGATTTTACAGATGAAGAGTGGGGTCAACTAACAAAAGACCAACAAGGTGATTGGATAGAATATTGGAGCAACCAAGATAGAGAAGAGGAGAATACATAATGCCATTTGATTTTACAATACCTGAGTCAGTAGACTTTGACATAGCCTTTGAGGATACAAAGGTAGATGACAAGAAGTATGTTCTTAATGCAACGACAGGTGAGTACCTGAACGTAGTAGGCAAAGACTTCACTTGTGTGAGTCACCCTGAACACTACAACGGTGTGATGAGTACCATAGTATCTACACTAGGCGAAGATGCAGTAGAGGATGCACAGGTCAGGTGGAAGGTTGCACGTAATGGAGGGTGGACTATGATGGACATGGTACTGCCTAAAGTTAAGAACTTTGTACGTACAGATAAGCATGAGACTGAGGTAAGCCAGAGAGTTATCTCACTACATGGTGTAGACTCGTCATGCTCTAGCATCTGTCTACATGGTTGGATAGACTTCTTCTGTACCAATGGGTGCATCTCAGGTGAGCATGACAAGGTGAAGCGTAAGCATACATCAGGCTTTGACTTTGACATATTCCAGATGCAACTACGAGACAGTCAGCGTAGCTTTCACGAGCAGGCTCAGAGGCTACAGACATGGGCTGAACAGAGAGTCTATGTAGATGAGGTCAAAGCGATGCTTGATGACATGATAGGCTCTAAGCAGAAGGCTGAGAAGATGTATGAATTGTACTGTGCTGAAGCATCAGTGCGAGGTCACAACAAGTACGCAGTGTACTCAGCATTCACGAACTACAGTTCATGGGCTGATGAGCGCAATGGTTTCAGCCTACGTAACACAGGCTATGACACGAGGAATATCAGCATGTTCAATCGTGAAGTAGAAGTATCTAAGTGGATAGATAGTCCACAGTTTAATCAACTAGCCGCATAAGGAGGGCAACATATGTATATAACAGTAGGAACAGTAACAGTCAGAACATTTGAAACGACTAAATGGAATCCAGATACAAAGGAGCGTGAAGACATCATGCCTGATGAGCGTGAGTATGAGATTGTCGCAATAGACAAGCATGTTCATGGTATATATGAGTTTGCTAAACTGGTAGAGTACTGGCATCAACGCCTGCCTTATGCCGCACTTGACTTTCAGTTTACTTCAGAGATGGAGTGGTAACATGGGAACTAAAGAGTTGAATAGAATATGGGAAGTCTTACACACCTATCGTGAGGGTAGACACAGATGTTGTCAGTATTGCATACCAGAGGGAGATGAAATTTATGACGAGGAGTGGGATGACATATGCTACGCTATGGCACGGATAAAGGAGATGCTTAATGACTGATGAAGAGAAGCTACATGATTGGCTAAAGACCTGTCCATTTGATTGGCTGATGGTTGGGGTAGTTGAAGGATTGAGAACTGTAAACTTTGAGATAGAGGAGACTATAGATGACGAATGACATATACAATATTAGTCGTAAAGAAATGATTGAGCGTCATGTGGCATTACCTATGTACTACGTACGTGGTGGAATAGAATTACACATGGACTGCACTGAGGATCTCGTGATAGAGTGTGTAGAGCAGTCTATGGGAGAGATACGTGATGGGTATGACACACTAGTAAAGGTTAACAACAGACATTATGATGACGCTTATATGCTCATGGTAAATATGGATTTAGATGATTGGAGAGGAGACTAAAGATGATGAAGAAATATAAAGTAACATTTATCTACGAAGAAGAAGTAGAAGCTACTGATAGTTGGGAAGCACTAATAACAGTAGGCTCAGATAGTAGAATACTTGAACACCTTGGATCAGATGCAACAGTAGAGGAGATGTTGTGATGAAGAAATATCAAGTGATGATTAACTATGAAGAAAGTGTAGCTGTGCAAGTCAATGCTAAAAGTTCTAAAGACGCAGAAACAAAAGCACTAGAATTAGCAGAGTATTATGGCGGATCAAGTTACCCTAAAGAAAACAAAGCGAATCAAAAACATACAGAATATTTTACAGACCCTGCGAAGGAGATAGACAATGGCTAAATGGGCGGCAGAGGAATGGGATTCACCCAAGGAAGATACAAAGCGTATACTTGTACGCATCAAGCGTGTAGCTGACATCATAAAGTCAGACGCACTGTGCAAGTCACGCCCTACTGTTAGAGATAAGGCAGGTGAATTGTTGTTATTGGTAGATATGTTGGAGAGTAAACTAGATGAATACAAATGGTAGAAATAAAATGACAATAAAGTTACCTAGATATGTACAGGCGGTAAAACTTGCTGATGGTCATACTGAATACCGATTTAATCCACCCCAAGCATTGGTTGACGCAGGGGTGGTGAAGCGAGAGATGTATGGTAGTGACCTGAGACAGGTAAAACGTATAGCAAAAGAGAATAATGCTCTGATTGATGCACACAGAAAGGAAATGTCGGAGCTTACGTGTATAACTAAGAATAGTAAAGTGAGTGATCTCGTTAAGGTATATTATTTATCTAATGATTTCAATATGTTACGAGAAACCACTAAAGTAGATTACAGATATTTTCTGACGGTTATGTGTAACTCAATGGGTAATAGAAAGTACTCTGATATTACATCTAAAGTAGCTAAGTTTGCATATGAAGAGTGGGTAAAGCGTGGTATAAGTTTTGCTAACCATGTAGCTACCTGTTCATCTCGTGTATTTAACTATGCAATAGACATGGAATATACATACTTCAATCCCTTCACAAATATCAAACGAAAGGCAGAGGTACAACGCAGGGTTGTCTGGCAACACGAAGATGTGATCAAGTTTCTTGACCAAGCATACTCAGATTATGGTACACGCAATGTGGGGTTGATTATACAGATGGCATATGAGTGGTGTCAGAGGCTTGGGGATATGCGTAAATTAAAATGGGAGGACATAAACTTTGAAAGTAAAATGCTGACACTGGAGCAGAGTAAGCGTAGAGCAGAGGTATTTCTACCCATATCAGATGACCTGATGGAAATGTTACAGGATCAGCATGAAGACTTTGGCTTTCAACCCTATGTAGCACCCCATATACTGCCCACTGATGGCGTGTTTAAACCTTATGCGATGCAAAGGCTCTCAAAAAATGGAAGGGCTGTCATGCGTAAAGCTGGGCTGTCTGAGAAGCTACGATTAATGGACTTACGAAGGACAGGAGTAACTCAAATGGTAGATAAGGGTGTACCTTTACCTAATATTATGTCAGTTACAGGACATACACATGTTGCATCTGTGAAACCCTATTTAAAAAATACGTACACTTCTGCAAATAATGCCTTGACACAGAGAAACGTTAGTGTAAAATCTCACACTGTGAGTAACAAAGAAAGTGATACATTATGAATGTAAATAAGTTATTAAATGATATTACACTTATAAATGGTATGACAAAAAGAATGAATTGCCCTGAGTGTAATGGCAAAAACACTTTTACTATTACAAATAATATGGGTTCTATCGTATGGAACTGTTACAAGGCAGGTTGTATTGTGTCTGGAGGTAGGCGTGTACACTTATCAAGTGATGACATACGTAAGTCACTAGGTAAAACTGTATCAGAGACTGAGTGTATACCTAAGTTTGATAAGCCTGATTGGATAGTACGTGATTCGGATAAGATTGCACCCTACTGTAAAGAGTGGGGGTTAGATGTTGAAGAACTTGGCCTGTTGTATGACGTGAAAGAACATAGAGTTGTCTTTCCAGTGATGCATAATGGTCACACTGTAGATGCTACAGGTCGTAGTCTGGGTAAGAGATTACCTAAATGGAAAAGGTATGGAAAGAATACCTTGCCATATGTTCACGGCTATGGTAGTGTCGCAGTAGTTGTTGAGGACTGTGTGAGTGCCGCAGTTATTGGTAGTCATGTATATGTAGGGGTTGCAGTGTTGGGTACATCTCTATCGGAAACACACAAGAAGTATCTTGCACAGTTCTCAACAGCAATAATAGCGTTAGACCCAGATGCCCTACCTAAGACACTGCAATTTACTAAAGAACTAAGAGGTTACGTAGATACTGTACGTGCCTTGAGATTAAAAGATGATTTAAAATACAGAAACCCTGATGACCTACTTAACTTAACACGCATAGGAGAAAAATAATGGAACTAAGTTTAATAAGAAGTTTAATGGACAAAGACTTTTACGATGAGCATCGTGGAGCTAGGTGTCCAAACAGATTGTTCAGCAAAGATGTACGCAAGATAAAAGAAGCAGTAGACTCTGCAATGGACAGATATGATCGTAGTGTGACACCCGATGAGATTGAGGCTTTATTTATGTCTAACAATCCGACAATGACTACGGCACAGAAACAGGCATACAACACGTTGTTTATACAGATAGGTAAACAG